CTCATACTCGGCATGACCTGTCGGGTCCACACCAGTGGCAACCAACAGATCATCCCCTGCGACAAGAATCTCACCGGGGCAACCATGAAACCGTAATGTCTCGAATGCGATCAACATATTGATCAGCGAATTGAAGACAGTGGTCTGACTAAAACCGCTCTTCGTGCCCCCAACAAGCCTGTACTTGAAGACGCCTCGTTTAAAAAACGCGAATCCCATTGCTGCGTACCCTGCCTCGACGTACTCAGCAAGCCCCCTGTCAACTGAACGACAGAGGTCGATGAAGATGTCATACGCCCATTTCCCCATCGTAGAATCCCAATTCTTCCCATCACGCTCACGGAAGTAGGGCCGCGATCCAAACCTCAAATGGACCCGACTCATCCAATCAGCCATAACGCTCGGTGGTTGACCCGAAGCCATGGTCATCCGAATACCTGATACCTCAGCGTGTGCATTGAACCAATCAAACACAGCTTTCTGAAGGGCGTACATCCACGGCCCATACTCAGATTGCGTAGCCTGATTATAATATGCCTGTATCATCCTTGCCTTAGTCCAGGGCTTATTAGACGATTCACGCTTGAGGCTTGCCTTTGTCCTCCAGGGCATAACGTCATCAAATTTCTCCGATTCTAGGATGCTCAGCCGTTTGGAGAGTGGCCATTTAAGCATCCATTGACGACGATCAAGTGGATCCACGGCCCCGGTGTCCCAGGGGCGATCGCGTTTAAGCTCATCCATGAGCCCGTACGCATAGTTCCATTGACGAATTGGAACTGGTGCTACGGCACCGTGACGGTTCACGAGGGCGTTCATGAAGTTACAGGGACAGTTTCTACAGACATATCCGGGTCTTGCGGAAGGACCGACTTGGGTAGCGCCAATCGTGTAGTCCTCACAGAACTTATCACGCGGCGGCTGTGCGAACAACTGGTGGGGGGGGGAAAGAGGCTTCGCAGGGTACCCGAGACAAGTGGTCAAATACGAAACACTAGGCAGTGAGTAGATGCCGTCAGGATAGTGTTCTATTGCCACGTCTACAGGGTCGATGCCCCTCTCCCCTACTGTAAACCCAGAGCCAGAATTTCCCACGCGAGTTGGCGTTCTTTGAGCCATTCAGCGACTCGATTCGCCCAACTCCAGGAACTGACTCCACCGTCGAC